TTCACGGACACGAAGCTGCCTTGGTCTGATGTCGTCAATAACAACCCCTGCGGGGCCAAGGCGGTACTGTCGGTGGCGGGCGTGGACGTGTCCGCCGCCGCGCTCTGCCAGTTCCATTGGCAGCAGGCGAACGGACAGGCCGCGTTCAAGGCCCCCATCGTGATCGAACCGTAGGAGGAACCATGCCCGCCTCAGCGATCGACCGCTTCCCCACTGGCCGCCGCAACGAGTTCATGGAGAAGATTTCCCGCAACTCCCGCCGCCTGCGCGGCAACTCGAACGGCAGCTTCCAGAACACGCTCGCCCTCCAGGGCCGGGTGGACTCCCGGGAGCAGTTGCTGATCAGGCTCGGCGTTATCCCGATCATCTCCGTTCCGACCGCGACGTCGCTGAGCGCGACCCTGATGGCCGACCCCTCGGATCGCAACCTCTCGACTGCTGCTGAGACGGTCACGGTCACGGGCGGCACGGGAGCGCAGGTGTTCACTGCACCGAACCCGCCCGCGATCGCGGTTGCGTTCACGGCGGGTGGGGTCAATCAGGCGGTGACGGCGACGGACTCGCTAGACGCTGCTGCCAAGGGCCGCGCGCTCGTGGACATCCTGCCCTAGCCTTACCGGATGGGGGCAGCGCCCGAGATCCAGGCCGAGATCCAGGCCGAATACACGCGACTGATCGGCGAGGTGAACGCGGCGCGCGCGCACCCCGCCGATCTGCTCAGCCACACGAAAGCGGTCGATCCGAAGTCGGGTGAGGAGTTTTTCTTCAACTTCAAGGACGGCTGGGAGTGGCAGCACGGGGAGCTGGACTCGTTCGTGAACCAGCGGCTGATCCTGCGCCTGAAGGCCCGCCAGCTCGGCGAGTCCTGGCTCGGGATCGGCTACTGCCTGTGGAAGTGCCTGACCTTGCCGGGAACACGCGCGCTCTGTGTGTCCACGAACGAGCTGGAGGCGGCGAAGCTGATCAACAGGGCGTGGGATCTGTGGGAGAACCTGCCCGAGCATCTCCAGTTCGACGCCAGAGTGATCAAGCCGACCAAGCACCGCCCCTCGACCAGGATCGAGTGGGAGTACCCGGACAAGAAGGTCTCGGCGCTGATCGCGATGCCCTCGACCCCGAAGGCGGGGCACGGCGAGACGGCGACGGTCGTGTTCCTGGACGAGTTCGCCCGCCACCAGTACGCCGCCGATTCCTGGAAGGCCTTTATCCCCGTGATCGCAGACGGCGGGCAGCTCATCGTTGTCTCGACCGCCAACGGGTTCGGCAACGAGTTCTACGACCTGTGGATGCACGCTTCCGAGCGCGGCCTCGCCTCAGACTTCCTCGGGGCCGACCGCCACCCCGGACGAGACGACGCCTGGTTCGATTCGATGCGGCTCACCCTGGAGCCCGCCGACATGGCCGAGCAGTATCCGCTCAACGCCGCCGAGGCGTTCATGGGCACAAGCGGCTGCTGGTTCAACGTCGATGCGCTCGACTACTACGCAAAGAAATTGCGCGAGCCGACCGAACGATTCAACTTCCTCCCCGACTCGGAAACAGGGGCGAAAGCATCCAGGGAGATCCGCTCGGACGGCTGGATCCGCCTATACGACAAGCCCGAAGACGAGCACGAGTACACGCTCTACGCCGACGTCGCGACCGGGCGCGGCAAGGACTTCACCGACGCGGTTGTTCTCGACCTGGCGGACATGAACATCGTCGCTGAGCTGCACGGGAAAATCGACCCCGACCTCGCCGCCGAGCAACTGCACTTCCTCGGACGCTGGTACAACACCGCCCGGATCGCGGTCGAGATGGGCGGCGGCTTCGGAGAGGCAGTTATCATCCCTCTCCGGGACGGGAAGAGGGGGCGTCGCCCCTATCCGAAGCTCTACCGCCACGTTCAGGATGACCGCCCCGACTTCAAGCAGAACATCACCTTTGGTTTCCCGATCACGGGTAAGACCCGCCCACTGATCATCAACGCGCTCGCCTCCGCAATCCGCGACCACCTGCTCCCCCACCTCCCCTCGGAGACGATTCTGGAGTGCAAGACGTTTGTCCGCTGCGACACCAGCCCCTCCCCGCGCGCAGCCGAGGGCGCGAACGACGATCGGGTGATGGCGCTCGCGGGCGCACTAGAGATGTTCAGAAGATATGGGCATCATCCGAAAGACGTGCGACGATCCCAGAAGCGCAAGCAGAAGTACCAGCATGATTACGCCTGGAGTTAGGAGGTCGCGATGAGCACGATGATGCCCCCCGGGATGATGCCTCCCGGCCTCGACGCAGGTGGAGGAGGCCCCGCGCCCCCGCCTGATCCCGCGATGCTCCAGGCCCTGCTTTCCGGGGGTATGCAGGGTGGGCCTCCTGGCCCCGATCTTGGCCCGATGGGTGGAGGTGCCCCGATGGGTGGCCCGCCGGGTGCCGACCCGATGGGCGGCGGCGACCCAGCAGCGGGCGGGCCTGACGGCGGGCCGATGTCAGCGGTCGAGCACATTCAGGCAGCGATGAAACACCTGATGATGGCGATGACCCAGCAACAGGACGACCAGATGGGGCACGGAATCACGAAGGGGATGGCGACCCTTCAGGGCCTCCTCTCGGGAGACGCGAAGCAGAAGCTCGCCGCGCGCGGTGGCTGACCCGAGAGGGTCGAGCGCGAAAGCGCTAACAGGCGACCCACTCCAGTCGCCCGATTTCAGTCACCCTGACGAACTCTCGAAAGTCATCTCGGCGGTCGAGCGCTGCGAGGACTTCCACCGCCGTTGGGTGTCCAAGGTCGAGAAGCGCTACCGCGCCTACCGGGGTCTCGCCGAGGAGCGACGGGCGGACGTTCCGACCTGGCGCTCGAATCTGACGATCCCCTATCTGCTCCAGATCGTTGAGGGGATGCTGGCGACGATGCAGGATCCGAAGCCGAGCTGGAAGGTCTGTCCGAAGCTGCGCCCGGGGGAGGATCACGGGTTGATCCAGGGTCGCACCCAGTCGGGGAAAGTCGCCTCTTCGGCGCTCCAGTGGGCGATGGACGAGGACGACTTTTTCTTGAAGCAGCGTCCGTTCATGCAGCAGGATCTGATCGCGGGGATGACGCTCGCAAAGGTTGTTTGGGCGTACGAGGCGACCGACATGACCCATCTCGTCCCGATGGCCTACGAGATCACCGACGACTGGGGCATCATCCGCGACCGCTACGTCTCGACCGAGGAGCAGACCAAGCACACCGTTCTGCGCGACGGCCCCTCGATGATCGTCCGTGACGTACGCGACTTCTTCTGGCCCGAAGGATCGAAGTCCGTTGATCAGGCCGCGTATGTGATCGACCGGAGCTGGGAAACCTGGGAGACGCTGAAAGCAAAAGAGGACTCGGGGATCTACCAGAACGTCGATCTGCTCAAGGAGGCGCGCAACAGCCAGGCCGAACGGGACTACAACGATCGCGAGCAGACGCTCTGGCAGCAGCAGCGAAACAAGGATCTGATCGAGGTGCTCGAATACTGGGAGGACGATCAGGTCATCACCGTGGGGGGTCGGGCGGTCGTCTTGGCAGGGGGCCGTCCGAACCCTCTGCGAATCAAGCGTAAGCCGTTCGTTGCCTGCTCGGCGATGCCCGACGCCTTCCAGATGATCGGCATGTCCGTGGTCGAGGGTCTCGCCCAGATCCAGGAGTACCTGTGGACACTCCAGAATCAGCGCCTCGACGCGCTGCGCCTGCTCGTCAACCCGGTCACGTTGATTCGCTCCGACGTGGACGACCCGGACGCTTTTGAGTGGTATCCGGGTGCTCAGTGGATGGTCGAAGATCCAGGGCAGACCTCACAGCTCCAGATCGACGCGACCCCGGCGCAGATCACCCTGGAAGCGGAGGCGCTGCTGAAAGGCGACCTTCAGAACATGCTCGGCGGGCTGCCAATGGCGGGAGGCGTGAACTCAGGTTCGGTCGACCAGAAAACAGCAACCGGCATGTCGATCATCACCTCGATCGCGCAGAAGCTGATCGGCGCGCGCAAGCAGCACTACTCCTGGGCGTACTCGCGCGTGGGCGAGCTGTTCCTCGGAACGATGGGGCAGATGCTGCGCGAGAAACGGTCGGTCGCGCAGATCGGCAAGGAGGGCGCGCAGGAGATTCTCGAAATCCACCCGCTCGACCTTCAGGGCGAGTTCGACGTCAAGATCGACGTGCTGGACGAGTCGGTCGTCAAGCAGGAAAAGATCCAGGAGGCGATGGCGCTCGTGAACATGGTCGCCCCGATCGCGCAGATCGCGAACGTCGATCTTCAGCCCTTCGTTGAGCGCGTACTGGACGCAGCCGGGGTCGAGGACACCCAGCGTTTCTTCAAGAATCCGCAAGCTGGCCCCCAGCAGGGGATGTTCCCGCCCGGAGGACAGAACGCGCAGGGCACCCCGCAGGGAATGGCGGGCGCGCAGCAGCAGCTCGCCCCGGGCCAGGCGCAGATCGGGTCGCAAGGGCAGACGAACGCCGCCGCCGCAACCCAAATGGGTGGCAACAACGGCTTGACCCTCTCGCCCGACCAATTCGCCAGTTCGCAGGTGCAGGCCGCGCAGCAGATGGGTGGCGGCGGATACTAGGGCGTGCCCCCGGTCTCACATCGAACCCAGGCGGAGCTGAACCGCAGGTCAGACCTCCTCTCGGCGCTCCTACGTAATCCCTCCTGGCAACTGATGGAGAAGGAGATCGAACTCAAGATCGGACGGCTGAAACGGACAGCGATGAACCTCGCGCTCGTCCCCGAAGGTGCGGATCAGCGCGCGCTCGATACTGTGCGCGGGACGATCGCTGCCCTTCACTGGATGAAGGGAGTCCCACAAAGCGCCGAGCACACATTGGAACGGTTCCTGAAGCAGCAGGGAATCGAAGAGGATCTGATCGCAGAGGAGGTAGTCGATGGCCGGGGTTGACGGAGAGCGCGAGCTGGAGGATTTCCTCACCAACGTATTCGAGGGCAAGGAACCGAGTGCTACCGAAAGAGTTGCCGAAGCCCCCGAGTCAGAGCCTGCCCCGGAACCCGAACCAGCACCAGAACCTGAGCCAGCGCCAGAACCCGAACCAGCACCAGAACCAGAACCTGAGCCTGCACCAATCGCCGAAGTTCCCGAGGGGGAGGAGCCTGAGCCGGTAGCCGAGGAGGGGTCGCTCGGCTGGGCGAAGCAGAAGTACGGGGACGACCCCTCGAAATGGGCGCAGGCTGCGTTTCAGCAGGAGCAGTTCATCGGTCGGCTCGCCGCTGAGAAGAAGCAAGCCGAGGAGCAGGCGCAGCGGCTGGCCGAGTACGCCCAGTGGGTCGAGTCACAGTCGGTCACCCAGCAGCAGGAAGGGATGCCGCTGAGCGCGCAGCAGGAAACATGGATCGAGCAGGGGATGGCAGATCCTGTTCAGTACGCCTACGCAGCGCTGCTTCAGCAAGACAACGCGCTCTACAACGGGATGATCGAGCGGATCGCGATGGAAAATCCGCAGCTCGCCGCGAACGTCGGGATGCAGGCGCAGATGGCGGTCGCCCAGTTGCAGGCCCAACAGCGCGTGCAGGCCGACACCCAGGCCGCCCAGGCGGGCGACTTTCCCGCCCGCCTCGGTGAGTCCCTCCAGCGGGTCGGAATCAACATTCAGACCCACGGCGAGCAGATGTCCGAAAAGATCGGCGAGCTGGGCGAGTACCACCCTTACGTGCAGACGATCATGCACGACGCCGATGCGGGCCGACGCGACCTGGCGCTGATGGCTGTCTTTGATCTCGTCCGCAGCGGGCAGACGACCACGCGCCGCGTGCTCGACACTGACCGCGAGGCGCAGATCAAGCGCGAGGGAGAACTACGTCGCGAAGCCGCATCGGTTGTCACCGGCTCCCCGCACACCCCGTCTCAGAAGGAGTCGCCGTTCATGGAGGGGATGATCGAGGAGTGGAGGCGGGCAGGCCAGTGGACTGAGGACGAGAACTGAGCTAGTCTC